TGCACGACGCCGAAAGGCAAGACCAACGAGAAGAAGAAAAAACGGTTGCAGGACGTTTTGGCAAGATACTTGATAAGTTATATCGGAACTTATGAGATATATCACAAAACGACCTGATGAGCGGAAAAACTATAAGGAATAAGGTTGTGCAGGATATAAAGGGCATACCCATGCGCGAACAAAAAAAATGAAACAATAACCGAAATCGCAAAACAAACAAAGTAATGATTATGGACAAAGTGTTTATCGTAACGTCGGGGTGTTACTCTGACTATCAGATTGAGGCTATTTTCTCTACAAGAGAGAAAGCGGATGCTTATATCAACGCAAAAGGTACAGATGATGATTGGGAGGTGAACGAATGGGATGTTGATGCAGAAAGCACAGAATGTCACGATGCTATCTATGACGTATCTATAAATATGAAGTCTGGATGTGTTACTGTCAATGGACGTTCGGAACAAGGAGATGGTTGGGGTTATGAGTTTGATGTTAAGCGAAAGGATTGCTTTTTGTATACAGGTCATAGTATTAGAATGTGGCTTGAGTCAGACAGCCTCGAGAGGGTAAAGAAGGTTGCTTCTGAGCGATGGATGCAGATAAAAGCCTTGCATCCTGTCGTATTTCCATATCTGTATGAAAAAGTTGTTGATGATAGACGACACTTCGGTCTACCTTGCCACGAATACCCTATGTATAACTTCTTTACAAAGAAGATAATACTTTCTGACACCCAAAAACTTGATATAAGATATATTATAAAATAAAAAAACAATGAATGAAGACACAATAAAAGTAAAAGTGAACGAGAACGGTCAGTGGACAGAATACAACTTGGCGTTCGAAGAATACGCATATATCCAACCCATTCTCGAACGCTGCAAGGACAAGCGGGTGGTCAACTTCGACCCCAACGACCCAGAGCAGTCCGCGGAACTCATAGGTCGTATCTTTATGCCGCTTGGCACCGCCCAACAGAACGGACGCATGGGCGTCATCTACAACCTCAACGACAAACCCAAGGAGATGACGCGCGAGCAGATAGAGGATATATACCAACGGAAGAACATCCTCTACATCCGCAGCAAGAAAACACCGACACAACAAATATCATGAATATGAAAACATTGCATTTGTCGCTCAAACGAGAATGGTTTGAAATGATAAAATCAGGAGAGAAGAAGGAGGAATACAGGGAGATAAACCCTTATTGGGTCATTCGTCTAATCGACACACACAAATTAGGGGCAAAAATTTTATCTAATTCGCAATCTGTTTTGAAACGCCTTATTGATTCAGGAAGTGTACAGTTCAAGCAATTCGATTATGTAGAGTTCACACTAGGATACCCAAAGAAAGACGATGACAGCAGGCGAATACTCTATAAATTTGTCAATATAAGTATTGGCAAACCAAGACCAGGTTGGTGCCCTAAAGATGCAGAGGGGAAGGACTATTTCGTCATAAAACTCAAATAATACTGAAAACGTTCTAGGATTAATATTAAAAGAAGAGGCTCGGCAACTTAATCCGAGCCTCTTGCGTCGTATTTGGAAGAAAACGGAAACTCACTCCTTGGGAACAAACGCCGGGTCGTAAAGACTGACATCACCAGTTTGGGCATCCACATAGAGCGTACTCTCGATATTCCCAAATGTGTACTGTGCGTTGCTGTCATACGGGCCTACAGATTTCCGAATGGCGCACTTCTGTGAGTGTGGCTTTGGATAGTTAGTCCTCATCATGCTTTCATACGCATCATTAAATGTAACAGTAACGTCCAAAGGCTTCATGGCGCAGTCCTCTATCCAAATGTCGTCATGCAGTGACGTGTCGCATTTGTTGTCGTAGTGTTTGAACATGACAACGTGCGGCTGTCCGTCTTCTATGTACTGGAAGACGTTGGTTACAGAAGCCACGGTAACGGTATTGCTCTCGTCGAACCATTCATTGGTGACAATCTGCGCCTCGTACCACACGAAATCCTCGTGGTTTGCGGTCATGTAGGCATAGTCGGTTTTGATGGTCTTTTCAACCATCGTTTCATCGGTCTGCTTCTCACGCTTGCAGGAATTGCAAGAGGTGGCGCCGAGCAGAAGTACGGCTGCCATCATAAACATTAGAAATCTTTTCATTTTGTTTGAGTTTTTTGGTGAATAATAATGCTAGTAATCTTTATTAAACCAGATGTTAAGCATATCCTTGATATGCACAATCTTAGAACTGCCGTGCAGCGTACCCTGTATTGTGCCGTTCTCGTAGAACGCCATCACAGGATACGCCTCGATGTGCCGTCTATCTGCAATCGCCCTCTCTGTGGTGAAGCCGAAGGAAACAAGAGGATACTGCTTCTCTATGCCATCTATGACAGTCTCAACGATGGAACAGTGCAGGCAATCCTTCTTGCCGAATACAACCACGGCACGTTGATTCCTGTTGATGAACTCTTTGAGTTCGGTTTCGGTGGTGATAGTCTTACTCATCGCTTCCTGTATTGGTAGTGTTTGTTTTCGAGTATTTTGCCTCAATCTGTTTTGTGCGCTCGGCCTTTTGCGCCTCAAACTCCATATCCTCGGCTTTCTCTACTTCGAGGCGTTCGCATTCGTCTGGGCGACTGATGGTATTGGCTTCCGTTCCGGTGCGACGCGAGAGAATCTTCTGTGATACCATAGTGCCAAGCATGGCGTTGTATTGTTCCTCGCTGTACGGCTGCCAAATGTCGAACTGAGCGTTAATGTTAAGTTTCTCAAAACGCGGTACGGCGTTGTCAAGTATTCTTTTATTCCGAAGTTCCATAGCGAGTCCGTGCTTGAACAGGCGCACCATCTTGTCGGCGACGTTCTGCCACTCAACAATACCGTTCTTCGCCGTCTGTATGTCGAGACTCTGCGTCATCTGTACGGCAACACCGCTTGTGTCGCTCGAGGTGTGGATGTCCTTTGGAAGTATGAAGGTCGTGCCGCTACCAATCTGAATACGGTCGAAGATGCTTTCCAAAGTGGCAATCATATTCTGTGGCGACGGCGGTTCGAGGAACTTTGCGTCTCCCTTGCCCTCGATGCTTACATCATTCAGCACGATGTTGCCAGCAATCTTCTGTGCCTTCGGGTCTATACGTCCCTTGACGTACAGCATTCCCCATCCCCATTTCTTCTGCAAGACTTGGAAGATGTTGTACAGCGTCTCATAACTGTCGCAGAGAGATTGGACGCCCTCCCACGCAACGTTCGTGCGCTTGGTGATAAGCGGTATCTCGTTGAAGCCATGAGCAGACCGCGACAACGTCCACTCGCCTCCATCGCTCAACTCATAGCGGTACATATAAGTGTCATCCCAACTGTCGATGTACTCCTTGTTGTCGACGGTATAGTAAACACTTTCCATAAGGCGGTCTCCGTTTTCGTCGTTGTGAGAGCAGATGACATAGCCGTCCGCATAGGAAATCAACCGTGAACGTATCTCACCGCGACGGTCAAGGTAGAAGAGAAGACCTGCGTCGCCATACGACTTCGCAGTGGCCACCATCTTCACCTTCATCCCGTCTTGGTTGCGCAAGTCCCAGTAGTGCTTGAATGTCACGAAGTCCTCCTGCATCTCGTTCGTCGGCTTCTTGTCCGACAAGGTGAACTTCATAGGCATACTCGCCATGTGCAGCGTCTGCTTTTCCATTATAGACCGCTGAAACGGTATCGCCGTCTTCGTGAACTGTCGGTCTTGGAAACTGCCGTCGTTGAACTTCACGCATATCGACGGTATGTTTTCGTCAAACAATACCGTGTGCATGTTCGGGTCAAGTTCAGCGATGTACTGGTCTTGGCTAATTACGTTCCTCTTTACCTTCGGAAGCCTTGCCCTGACACGACCACCGGCGTACACTCCGGGGAAATCACTGTCCATTGATTTCATGTCAGCGCCCCTTGTGAACGGTTTTCGCTCCAGCAACCGCTCGGGGTCGGCAAGCAAATAGTTTATCTGTGTCTGTGTGTCCATTTTACTGTGGTTTTTCTATAAGGTTGTATATTTCCATTAAATCCTCTTTGCTCGGGAGGTAACACTCGCAATGGTATTTCTCGCAAATATGGTTATATTTTTTCTCCACAACAATCAACCTGTCTTTCTCTGCCGCCTCTACTTTGAACTTATCATTGAGTTTTGTGCGGATACTCTCCATACGAGCATAGCCGTCTTTTCTCTCGATAATGCCGCTGTCCATATCCTCTTGGATGTCCTTCAGCATCTTCTCCATGGCGTGTTTGTTTTCGGCGAATGTAATGCCGCCTGTTTCGGCGTCTGTGCTGAAACTCTTGATATATCCTTGCTCTGTCAGATAGGTTTCAAGTTTGCTGCGCATATCGTCGGTTACATACTCGTCGAAGCCGTCGCTACCGAATAAGCATTGGTATGCCGTCTTGCTGTCGGAGAACATCTTTGATAGCAATGTGAAAGCGATGTCCCTCACGCGGACGGTCTCTCCGTCTTCTTTGAAATGTTCTACCGTCTCTTTGATTTGTTCGTTGTCCATATTGTTTAATACCAGGTTGTTTCGTCATAAATATCCACTCTGCCGCCATTCTCCTCATCGTCCTTGTACTGTTCGTACTCCATGCGGCTGTTCTCCAACTCGTAACCGTCGGGCGAATTTAGCAATGGGTACATTCTCATACCAAAAGGGTCCATCAGGTCCATTGAACGACCGCGACCGAGCATTTTATTCATTTCTTTTTTTGTGAGTAGGCGTTTTTTTCCATTCGGTGCGTCCGCCCACCGTATAACCCTCGCCTCCTCTATAAACTCATTCTGCACCGTTATGTCAGACTTTGTTTTCTCTGCCACGTTGACATATCTCCGACTTGCCACATCGTCCGAAACGGATATGCCGTTATTCTTTATAAGCCAAACGAGTTTGCCGTAACAGCAGTCTTTGAGTTTGACATATTGCAAGGCGTTCACACCAATAGGGGCGCGGTATGATTCAAACGGCACTGCCTCTGGAATGTAATCATTTATATACCTGCCTCGTATGGCATCGTAAATGATATGTCTATATCCTATGTTGTGCTTGTTGGCCATCGACTTCATACGGTTGGCGTTTTCGGCGGGAGTTGTATATGGTGCAATGTCAATGTCTATAACGTGCAGTCCATTCCACACGACTTGCACGAAGTTGTTAGTGCCGCTGTCAGCAAGGTCTACCGTAATCCATTTATCGCCGTTCATCTGCGGGTCGTTAGTAAACACGCTGTTGGCCTCGTCAAAAGAGATAACCGTTCCCTCTTCGTCGCGGGAACTGACATTCCAGTTGCCAAGCAACATTTTTTCTGCCTCTGCGCCTCCTGACATGGCGATAGAGCCGAGATAGCCCTCGTTATTTTCGAGCATCTCCTTGTTCTCGCTCATTCGACCGAGATAGAAACAGAATGATTTGATTAGTGACGGCCATTTGTCGCGACCTTTCATAAAGCCATATACACGGTCGAGTTTCTTGTCTATGTCTGCCTTGCAGAGCATATAGACCTCCTCCTTACTGTCACCCCAAACCGTATCGGTGACATTTGGCCCCATCATATAGAAATATCTGACAACTCCGTCCCTCTCTTCCATGATGTATCCGTCATCCCCGACGTACCAATCAATGAAAGTGCGAATCCAACTCTCTCTCTCTGGGTTTGTCGATGCCCTACACTTGCCAGAGTATTTGGATTTACCCCTGTTTCGCGTAAGGATAGTCTTGAATGCGTCCCAAGTAAAGCCCGTAAGTTCGTCATAGATAATCGTGTCATACTGGCGCCCCTTAAAACGTCTGAGAAGTGCCTCAATTGATTGGTCAGCAGCGTGGGTCACGTCGCAGTATGCCCCACTTGGAAACATAACACGTGGCATGTCCGCAGTGCGAATTTGGATTGAGTTCCCATATACTTCGTGGAATGTATCAAGTATCGACCCTCCTGCCTTAATATCATCTAAGTTATTGCGCAAGAATAATCCACGCCAATTCGGGTCGAGGGATTCTTCTGCGATAGATAGCACTTCCCCGTAAGTTTTGCCGGAACCCAACGAGGAACCACCAAAACATACGTCTACGCTTGTCCTTACAAAGGACCTTTGAAAGCCTCTATGCGGGGAAATTATTTGGGTAACAGACATATCATTACTAATTTAATGGCACATAACTCCAATGAAATCCACGATAGAAATTATTACCTTCCCGATGGTATTTGTTGTTGCAACATAGATTCACATTCCCGCCGCTAAATCCATTCCTGCCACACTCTTTTGTGCTTTCCCAAATCCTTACAAGAACCATATCCTTCGTGTATTGATAAACAGCCTTTGCCGTAGCCAATGCGACTTTTCTCGAATGAGAGCCATAGTTGACGTTTTCTTTATGTGAAATCAACTCCAAGTTTTCCACATAGTTATTCGCTCTATTTTCATCTTTGTGGTTAATTTCAAAAATATCTTCGCCCCTACCGCCTCTTTTGTAGTTTGGAAGTTCACCTACAAAAGATTCGTAAACAAGACGATGAATCTTAAACGCCTTATATACACCGTTTTTCAACAAATCAATTGTCGCATATCCTTTATAAAAATGAGGTGACATAAGCCGTTCTTCTCCAGAACGCTTATAATTTAGGCTTTTTACTCTACCTTTGTTACTCACTGCGTATTTACCTTCGTAACCTACCACGTCTTTCCATGTTTCGTTTTCTAAGTTTTCTACCATTTTTGCCGTATTTTTTGTGCCGCGTTTATAAAAAAGAATGGAGGTGGAAATCAAACACGGCGTAAACATTCCGCCTCCATTACGTTTGAAATTTCGACTGCAAAAGTACGAACTTTTTCTGACGTGGCAAAATTTACTTAAAGAAAAGGTTTAAATTTTTGTGTTTTCAACGTTATAAATCAGCGTTTTTTGTATCCTAGTTAAAGTAAAACTTGAACTAATTGTTAAAGTGTAACTTTAATAAGTAGAACATCTTACGTTGAAAATCAACAATATGTATAAAAAAAAATTTTGCAGAAACAAAAAAAGTTTTTATTTTTGCCGCCGAAAAATATAAATTTCAAAAAAAACAGATATGAAGTTCACCAAAGAGCAAGCGGTTGAAGAAATCACCGCCAAAATCACCGACAAGGACAAAGACCTTGACCTTGCACGCACCGTGAATGAGTGTGTAGAAAACGCGCTCAAAATGGTCGGTGAGAACGAGGAGATGGAACTGGACGCTTTCGTGTCGTTTGTGCAGCCTTTCGTGGCAACCGCCGCAGGTCTTGCACACAAAAACGCGGCCACCGCTACGAAGACGCTGCAAGAGAAGATTGCAGAGTTGGAGAAGAAAGACCCTGATAAACCCGACCCGAAAGCAGACCCGAAACCCGGCGAAAGCGAGGAAATGAAATCCCTGCGAGAGCGCCTAGAAGCCCTCGAGAAGGACAAGGAGGCAAATGCAAAGGCTGCGAAGATTTCCGAGAAGCGCAATGCAATCGCTGCAAAAATCAAGGAGTTGGGCGTGTCTGACGAAAAGTGGGTAAACACACTGTTAGACGAAGTGTCCATTACAGAGGATACTGACGTCGAGAAGAAGTCGAAAGACTATGTTGCCATATACAATTCGTCGCATTCTTCCTCCTCCATTACACCAAGGGTTCCCGGCGCACCGAGTGTTGACAAAATCGACCTCACTGGGCTTGACGACGCCCTCAAACAAATCCGAGGTGACTTCGGAAAACCGAACGATAACAAAAATTAAAAATCACAGAAACAATGGTAACAAGCGTTGATTACGGCTATTTCCGCGGTAGAGTGCTGGTACAGAAAAGTGGCAGCATTGGCGGTTATAAGTCCGTGTTTGTGAAACTCAAGGAGTTGCACAACGAACTCGTCTACCCGACTTTCGGTGGCATCATCATGAACCCCTTCAAGGGTCGCGCCAAGTTTTTCGCTGGCGACCTGATGGAGTTCCGCACCAACGACAAGGGTGTACGCCCCGAAGTCTACATCCTCAAGACCTTCAAGGTCGTTTCCGCAAGCAGCACCACCGTGAACGTGCTTCGTGACGGCTTCCTGCACAAGCCCTTCGTTGGCGACGTGCTGATGAAAGCCCCCAGCGTTATCGGCGGCACTGGTACTGCTGCTACTGTGACCGCTGTCACCCCGACCACCGTCACAGTCAGCAACGTCACCTATGACGTGTACGCCCTCACGACTTCCACCGCCCTGACCCTCGTCAAGGACGACATCCTTGTCGAAGCAGAAGAGGCTGGCAGTGACAAGAAGATGCTCGTCAAGAACATAAATGCCGTCGCCGATTGCGATGCCGATATGATGTTCGACGAGGTGGCTAACACCGCCAACATCGGCACCGATAACGAGGACTTCGTGGACGCCCGCTACCTCTACACCCCCGCTCTTGGCGGTTTGATGTACACCCACAAGATGTCCCCGATGCCCCAGTGCGTTCTTAACCTCAATCGCTCGAACGTCAACGGATGGTTCAAGGTTAATTATTACGACATGGACGGCAACGCCGCTGCAATCGCAGCCCTCGAAGCCCGTGTCGCTGCTTTGGAAGCTTAATAAGAAAGGAGTAACACATGGCAAAATTTGATTCAACCCAGTATGCTGCTCTTTGGTCGAAGGAAGGCCGCGCTATCCAGAGCCTCATCCTCAACGACCCGAACCGCATACCCCAGTATTACACATTTTGGCGTGAGAAGTTCACGGTCGACCCCGTGACCACCCCCACCGCGCCAGACGGTTCCGCCTCCTATATCTCCCGTATGCGCCGCTTGGAGACTGGTGTCCTTATGGACATGCGTGCTCCCCTTGCCGACGGTACGCCTATGGAGAAGGGAAACGCAGCCCAGTACACGGGCATCATCCCCGACTTCATCGCAAAGACATATCTCGAGACCGCCATGGAGCGCGAGTACAAGGAGCGTCTGTTCGAGCAGGTCGGTGAGGACAACGCCTCGCTTGCTGGTTACGTAGTGGACTTCCTCCAGTCCGCCGTCAACTCCGCCAATATGACCCTCTCTCACATGTCCGCCCAGTTGCTTTCGACTGGAAATGTCAACTACAAGCAGGGCGAGGGTATTCAGGCAGGCGTCAGCAAGGCTGACATCCCCGCCGAGAACTTCCTCAACGCTGGCGGCGTCGTGTGGAGCGACACCACCAACTTCAAGTTCCTCGAGTGGGGTCGCGACCTCGTGAAACGACTCAACGACAAGTACGGTGTCGACATGGCTTGGCAAGTCGAAATCCCGCGCGACATCTGGATTAACTACATCCTTAAGAACGCGCAGGTCATCGACCAGATTCGCTTCATCAACAACATCAACGGTATCCTGTTGCCATCGACCGCACAGATGACCGAGGATATGGCTATGAACGCCATCCGTCGTTGGGAGGGTATGCCCACCATCGTCATCGTCGAGGAGAAGCAGAAAGACATCACCAACGGTCTTGTCAGCGGATGGGCACAGAACATCGTCGTCGTGCGTCCTGCTGGTTTCGCTGGCGTTATCCGCCACACCACCAACCTCGACTCGATGCTGTCGAAGTATCAGAACAACCTCATCAGCGCCGTGTATACCACTGCCCTCGGCGGTCTTCTGACCATCGAGAACGCCGTTGTTCCCAACGGTATCTACAAGGAGTGGCACGCCAAGGCCATGATGCAGGCTATCCCCTCGCTCGACGAGTTCCTGTATCACTACATCATCAAGACGAACGTTGCAGGCGACCCCTACAACTTCTGATTGTAACACCGAAAAACGTAGACGAAAATGGCTGTCATAGAGTTCGACATCTTACAGTACATGAGCGGTCTCACTGGTTTCACCTTTGACAAGGCGGTGCTTACACGCATCGCCTTGAAAAGAGGTGTTGCCAACGTCACAGAATACGAGGAACTGACTGAGAAGCAGGAAGACCTGATTACCGCCGACCTTCTGCTGACCGCTTACCTTTCTCCCACCACTTGGGCATCGTTCAACCAGTCCCACGGCTCTTACAAGAAGGGCGTCGGGTCGCAGACGATGTACAACAAGGAGGATATACTGGAGTGGCTCAGGGGAATCTACGAAAAGTACGAAGACCCGATGCTCGACAAGGTGCCGGACAACTCCGCCAAAGTCTTCTTCCGAAACGACATTTAACAAAAAGAGAACCAATGGCATACATCGACAGGGACGAATTGCAGGACTATCCTTTCGAGGGTGAGTTTTACCGCTCGGTGAGCAATCCTTCTTCGCTTCTGAACCCTCAGACGGAGGAGATTATCGCCAAGGTGGTATGCGACATTCAGGAGGATGCCAACTTCCGCGCGACTGCGACTGCGAAAGCGGTCTACGCCGTGTACGTTCCTTTCGACAGCGACACCGACGTCGTTCCCGTGCAGCGAGGTAATATGTTCAGAGGCTACCAATACGGGCTGCTTGTGGCTGGCAAGGTCATAGGCGTTTTCCCGTCACAGTTGGGGACTTTCGAGAACTACACCGAACGAGGGGATGACGTGGTGCCGCACCGATGCCGTGGTTATCTTGCAAGGGTGGAGGCTACTGACGTATGATTGGAGGTATATTCCTTGAAATCCCATTCGGGCAAGTCTACAAGCAGAGTTCTGTGTTAAGCATACACAAAAACATCAACCGCTTGTTTGGCTTTTCTGACAATTACCTCACAAAAGGTAATATGGATAGAGAGATTGTAAGCCAAATCTTGAGAATAGGTAAAGAGGATATTTCTCGCCACCTTAGTAGCATAAATAGAGAATACCAGCATAGGTCTTCTGACCTAATCAGAAGCACCGTTCTTGGTGTTTTCAAAGATGGAAAGTGGACAAAGGACTACTATCGTTTTGACAGCAAACAGCCGGAGGAAGCGCCGCCGCTGCGCCCTCACGATTGGGATTTAGACCAACGTGCAGTTGAATTTTTGAGTGAATATAAACTACATTATACAGGCTCTCGATTCACAGCAGTAATTGCCGCTACTGCGCCGTATGCAGTACGAGTTGAGGCAAATAATTGGGCAGTAGATAGATACCCAGGATATGCTCTCGCCGTCCTCAAATACGGAATCAACAGGATAGGCGGTGCATTGATGAAGGCAAGACCAGATGCCGCAAGCGGGAAGGCAGTGTATGGATACATATTTGAGTCCACAGGAACGTCACAAATACAGAAAAACGGATTATAATGAACGAGTTAAACAGAAACGCAAACACGTCGAACGTCGAAGAGTACCTGTACCAAGCCTTGTGGGGCAGGGTATCAGACCACGTTTTCGCAGGGACGCTGCCCACGACAGTAGGCGGCGACTGGAACGATATGGTGCTCATAGACTGCGACCTGCCGATGACGGACTACGGTCCTTACAGCAGCGCGACAGTCTACATTTTCCTCTATGCGAGACCCAACCCAGACGGCACAAAAAACGTCCCGCTTCTCGCACAGATGGAGAATAAGTTATGCGACGTGCTTGACAGTATCTCTGACGCCCACTACTCCGTGAACCGCATGTCCAATGGTGCTGACTACGATAACACATTGCAGTGGCACCGAAATTTCGTCTACTTCAATTTAATCATCAATTAGTAACAAAAACTTAAAAATTATAAATTATGGCAAACGCAACTAAAATCAAAAACGTAGAGGCTCGCTATAGCGACCCTACTGGCGTTATCTTCGTCCCTTGGACTGACGGCGACACCATCGGAACTATAGGTTACGATGTCTTCTCGATTGTCGGCGACACTTTCTCTGTGACGCAGGACGACCCCGACACCACCGAGATTCCCCATGAGTTCAGCGACAATCCGCTCGACGAGAACACTTCTCTCGGTAAGGCTACGCTGACCATGCAGTGCCTCGACTTCGACGACGACCTGCTCGTCAAACTCTTCGGATGCACCAAGACAACCATCGGCACTGGCAATACGGCAAAGGACGTCATTTCGTTCCCTGCCGGATACAAAGACCTCTACTGCCTCGTGCAGTTGGAGTTCGCCGACAAGGTTGTCGTCTTCCCGAAGGTGAAGATGAACAGCAAGGCTGTCTTCGAGAATCTCCGCAGCGACATCGCTCGTGGCGAACTCAGCGGCACTCTGTACAATACCGACGTGAAACTCGGTGAAAGCATTGTCGACACTCCTCGTCTGCACGTCCCCGCTGGCGCGACATACACTGTCGGCGGCACCGTGAGTGGTTCTACTATGACTGGTGGCACGACCATCACCGTCAAGAGTGGCTCTACCGAGACCAACATCGCCGCCGCTTCCTAATCGGCAGCCAACCTCAAATTCAAATGGGAAAGGGAATGGTCGAGTACCGTTCCCTTTTCTTCTAAAAAAAGAATAGATTATGCCATTGATTGAGACAAAAACAGGACGGAAGTTCCTACGCAAGGCGGAGTCCATGATGCTTGTGCCGTATGTGTACGATGATACGGATGGTGTTGAGGACTACGTGCTTGGAAGCGACGTCTACGATATATCGGCTGTCATCGGCGACAGCATAGTTTTGGAACAGAAAGACGGCGAGGTGGAGGAGAAGTTTAACGAGTTCGTGAAGTCGCCGCTTGTGCGCAATGTCACCGCAGGGGCATACGACTTCACGGCACAGTGCCTCGACTTGCAGGACAAGGTGCTTCGTGCTTTGTTCGGTGCATATACAGCGAGTGGAACAAACGGCGTAGTGAACGGCGTTGCTGCGTTGCCAGATGATTATCAGTTGCAATACGCGATGATAAGAATACGGTTTCACGACACCAACCTCTCCGACGTTATATTGCCGAAGGTTCAGATGAACAGTAAACTTCTCTTGCAGCAGATGAAGACAAGAGGTTCGCAGGGGAACGTCACTGGCACTGCATTATCGCAGTGTGTTGCCGTTGTCGACAGGGATGCAGTATCGTCTATGGCTTTGCAGTTCGGCTCGCAGGCTGTCGGAGAGACCACGTTCGTCCCTCTCACGCCTATACTCTTTGTTCCGAGAACATACACACCTATGGTGCTCCACCACATGGACGAGAACGACAACGACAAATATATTTTCTCAACCGTAAACTTCACGACAGGCTCGGTATCACACAACAGAATTGTTGACAAATCCAACGGAAGTATCACTATTGGTTAGTTATTTGAGAAAAATTTTGTATCTTTGCATTAAAGTAAAACTTTGACATAATGCCATTATATAAATCTAAATCAAACGCTAAAGAGAAATTAAAAGAGCAGCAAAGGAAGGAACTGCTCGTCAGTGAAGAGGCGCAGAACCGCCTTGCCGAGATACTTGCCGACGCTCCGTCGATAGAGAAACTCGCAGGCACCGAGTGGGAGATGCGTCCGCTCCGCTTCGGGACGCAGTATCTTATCGTCGATGAGGTTTGCAAAATCAACCAAGCGGAGAGTGCAACATACGGAGACGTACTGAAAGGTATGCTCGCTCAGATACCAGCCACCTGCAAGGTGCTGACGCTTGCCCTGCTCAACGACAAGAACAGCATCTATCAGAACGGCGACCCCAACCAAGGGTTCAGCAAACTCTTCAACAAGACCTACAACACAGTCCTTTGGGAGGCTGACAGGAACGACCTTGCGAAGATTATGCTCGACTGCTTGCAGATGGTGGACGTCAGTTTTTTTATGGAGGCTCTGGGTATGCTCCAGATATTCAGAGCGAGCGTTACGGAGAAGAAGAGGACGAGGATAAAGAAAACAGGACAGAAGTAGTCCGCTCCGTAAGCGAAATTGGAGACATGGTTGACTTCATAAAGTCGTTCAACGGAGCAGTAAGCATCGACGACTATATGTGGAAGTACAGCATACCGATGATAAAGATAATGGGCATAGACAACTCTCATGTCAATTACCTGAGCGAGAATGAGGCGAAGAACAGAGGAGTGAAGAACGTCGATGTGAACAATATGAACGTGGAAGAGTTGAATAACGACCTTGGGGTTAAAATAAAATTTCCTAACGAACAATAAACAATAAAGGTATACCGATATGGCAGACAACGTCAGCAATCAGATAAAGAATCTCGACCAGTGGATTAAAAACGCAGATAAGTCGTTAAAAAATCTGTTGGATACATATAATAAGTTTGAAGCGAAGGCATCCGCTAGGTCGACTCGTAGTTTCAGTGTGGAAGAGAGGGCGAAACTTAATCGGGATATATCTACCGCACAGACAAAGATTAAAACACTTACTAACGAGATACGAAAATTGCTTCAAACGGCGAATAATCCTAAAGAGATTGCTGCGCTTAATAAAGCATTGCTAGATTTAAGCAAGTCATCTGCCTCGTTTAATACCGTCATGACTACGCTTAACCGTAGTAGACGGGCAACAACGGCGTTGTCAAGTAGATTTGCTTCGAGTCAGTCGTCGGCGATGGCGGCTTTTGCAAGATTAAATATTGCAAGCACTTATAATAATGG